TGATTATCTGTTAAGTGAATGTTCTGAGCAGCTACAATCAACAATCAATGATTTTAAAATAAATGGTAAGGGTGATTTAGGAATTGCTAACGTAGTAAAAGAGATGGTCGGCTTAACTAAGTGGAAGGCAACCCATTTACTGCCTAAATACTCAACAAAAACTAATGTAAGTTTGTCAAATCATGATAATAAACCTTTAATTGTTAAGTGGTCTAAGTAATAAATAATAATCTACATCATTAAATTAACTAAGCTTATCAATGTTTAAGTGTACTATTGTGCGTACCTTCTTGCTTATAGTTGCCTACACACCCTATAGAAATAAAAAAAATAATATCCTAGCTAACAAACAAACAATACAAATATGAATTGAATTACTAGCGTCATGCTTTGTTCTGATACTTTATTGTTATAACTACTAACCTAAAATTGCACTAAATATAGGGGGGTTTTAAAAGAGACCCCACCCCTAAAACTTTTTTTTGCTTGGTCGCTATTACGTTAGGAGGTATACATACCTAAACTAGAAGGCTTTTATGAAAGATAAGAAATCAAAGATTTACGCAGTAATATTTATATCAGAAAAGAAGAAAACAGTTTCAGTACACTTTGACGGATTTGAAGATTTTTACCATGCAAAAGACTTTAGCGATTTTCTTGTTGATGAAGTTTTAAATATAGAAGACTTGTATAGTTCAGCAAATCATACTATTCATTAATACATGGGGGGTTTTGTTTTTTAATGGCTGAAATTACTATTCCATATACACCTAGAAAATTACAAAAAATTTTGCACAAGCAAATGCCTAAGAACCGATTTAACGTAATCGTTGCACATAGGCGGTCTGGCAAAACTGTATGTACTATTAATCATATGATTAGAGATGCACTTACAAATCCTTTGCCTAACCCAAGATACGCCTTTATTTCGCCAACATTCAAACAAGGCAAAAGTACAGCATGGGATTATATAAAAAATTTCGCCAAAAATATTCCCTATGTAAAATTCAATGAGTCAGAATTAAGATGTGATTTTCCTAATGGTTCTAGGATTACAATTCTAGGAGCTGAGAACGATCAAGCACTTAGGGGTATTTTTTTAGATGGGTGTGTTATGGATGAAACCCAAAACATAAGTCCTTCATTATTTCCTGAGATTATCAGACCTGCATTGACCGACAGAAAAGGATGGTGCATTTTTATAGGTACACCAAAAGGACAAAATTATTTTTATAAATTACATAAAGAAGCCTTAGATAAAAAAGGCTGGTGGACAGAAGTTTATAAAGCTTCTCAAACAAAGATATTAGACAAGGAAGAATTGATAGCAGCTCAAGGTGTAATGTCCTCTGATTTGTACGATCAAGAATTTGAATGTTCTTTTCAAGCTGCAATTACTGGTTCTTATTATGGTGCTATTATAGAAAACTTAGAAAAAACAAATAAAATAAAAGAAGTTAAATATGACCCTGATATAGAAGTTGAAACATGGTGGGATTTAGGTCTTAGGGATTCTACAGCTATTTGGTTTGTCCAAAGGCATAATGAAGAAGTTAGAGTTATTGATTACGAAGAAAATTCAGGAGAAGGTTTAGATTTCTATGCAGACCTGATAGATAGCAAACCTTATAAATATGATAGACATATTGCTCCGCATGATATAAAGGTTAGAGAACTAGGTGCTTATGGTAAATCAAGACTTGAAAGTGCTTTAGATTTGGGTATATCTTTTGATATAGCTCCTAAACTTTCTATTGAAGATGGTATAGAAGCTGTTAGAAAAGAATTACCAAAATGTTATTTTGACAAAAGTAGAACTGCAAAAGGATTAGAAGCTTTAAAAGCATATCAAAAAAAGTGGGATGAGAAAAATCAATGTTTCAAAAACAGACCAATCCACAATTTTGCTTCACACCCTGCAGACGCATTTAGATATGGATGTACGTTTGTTGGAGGAAAATCATCAGATTGGAAAAAACAAATTCCTATTGATACAAGTTATATAGTTTAATTATGGCAAAAAAAATTACAAGAATAGAAAATCCTGAGTTAAGAGCAATACTACAAAATTACATAACTAATTCTTTAGGATTTTTAGGTGGTACACTTTCTGCTCAAAGAGAAAAAGCATTAGACTATTATCAAGGAGATAGTCTTGGAAATGAAATAGAAGGTCGTTCACAAGTCGTAAGTACAGACGTAGCTGATACTGTAGAAAGTTTATTACCAAATCTTTTAAGAGTTTTTACTGCTTCAGAAAAAGTTGTTGTCTGTGAACCTGTTAGGGGAGAAGACGCACCATTAGCAGAACAAGCAACTGCTTACCTAAATCATATTTTTTATAAAGAGAATGATGGTTTCCAATTATTATATAATTTTTTTAAAGATGCTCTATTAGAAAAAAATGGAATACTTAAAACTTACTATGACAAAACTGAAACTGTAGAATTTGAAACTTATGAAAATCTTACAGATGAAGAATACGCTGTAATTAAAAACGATCCTAATGTTGAAACTACAGAACACTCTGAAAGAGAAGATGTAGCTGCAATAGAAAGCTTAGAATTATTTGAAGAACAAATGCTACAAACTCAAGGAGTAGATTTAGATTTACCAGTTCCAATGCTTCACAACTGTAAATTAAAAAGAGTTAATAAAAAAGGAAGAATTAAAGTTGAGTCAGTACCACCTGAAGAATTTTTAATAGATAAAAATGCTGTAAAACTTGAAGAAGCAAATTTTGTTGCTCATAGAGTTTATTTAACTAGATCAGAATTAGTAAGTATGGGGTTTGACAAAGATGAAGTTTATAATCTTCCAGCTTCTGATTCTTCTATATTAAATACAGAAAGAATGGCAAGGTTTCAAAACATAGATGATTTTCCAATGAACTCATCTGCAGATCCATCTACGCAAAAAATTACAATATATGAAAACTATGTTCGTTATGATTATGATGGAGATGGTATAGCAGAACTTAGAAAAATAACTTCAGTAGGTGAGTCTTCTGAATTTGTTTTAGAAAATGTTTCTTGCGATAACATTCCTTTTGTTTCAGTTACTCCTGTTCCAATGCCACATAGATTTTATGGAAGATCAATTTCAGAATTAGTTGAAGACGTACAGCTAATGAAATCAACTGTAATGAGACAACTCTTAGATAATATGTATCTAACTAATAATAATAGAGTTGCAATTATGGATGGCATGGTAAACATGGATGATCTTTTAACTACTAGACCTGGAGGTGTTGTAAGAACTAAACAACCACCTAATCAAGTTATGCAACCAATAGTTAATCAACCTATATCACAACAAGCTTTTCCTTTATTAGAATATTTAGATACTGTTAGAGAAGTAAGAACAGGTGTTACAAAATATAATCAAGGATTAGATTCTGATTCTTTAAATAAAACTGCCACAGGAATAAATACAATTATGAATCAAACGCAAATGCGTTCTGAATTAATTGCTAGAATATTTGCTGAAACAGGTGTTAAAGATTTATTTAGAAAAATGTTTGAACTTTCAGTTAAGTATCAAGACAAAGAAAAAATTATTGCAATTAATGGACAGTACATTCCTGTTGTTCCTACTGAATGGAAAAACAGATTTAATATTTCTATAAGTGTAGGTCTTGGCACAGGTTCTAAAGAACAACAAATTGTTATGCTAAACAATATACTAGACAAACAATTACAGGCTTACCAATTACAAGGTAATAGAGAATATCCAATGGTAGGATTAAAAAATATATACAATACTCTTTCTAAAATAATAGAAGAAGCTGGTTTAAAAACAGTAGATAATTATTTTGTTAATCCTGATATTGGCAAAAAATTAATGACTCCTCCACCTCCACCACCAATTCCTCCTATTGAAAAAATAGAAATGACTAGAATTGATGCTGAAAACAAAAGAAAAATTGCTGATCTTGAATTAGATTACAAACAGCTACAACAAAAACAACAAGAGATGTTATTAGGATTTGAAGCTAAAATTAAAGAAATGGGCTTGAAATATGGTACACAACTTGATACAGCAAAAATAAAAGCAGAAGCTGATTTAGATAAAATGATTATATCTGAAAACAGCAAAGTGTTTGAAAAAGCAGAAAAATCTGCTAATATGTTTACCAATGAGTTACAAGGATTAAATGGACAGCCAAGACCAAGCCAAGAGAACGCTGGAGTTGAGCAGATCATCTCAAGCGAAACAGATTTTAGAAAATAGTATTTTTCAAGAGTCTATAGATACTCTTAAAAAAAACTACAGAGATGCTCTCTTTGAACAAACTGGAGTTAATGATAATATAGCTAGAGAAAAACTTTGGTTAGCTTATCAAGTTTTAGGAAAAGTAGAAAATCATTTTAAAGAAATTCTTGAGACAGGAAAATTAGCAGAAAAACAATTAGCTGATTTTCAAAAGCAAGATAAAAAATTCTAGCCACAAGTTAGAATAAGCCAACCTAATATCTAGGAGCTTAAACACAAACAGGAGACTTAATGTCAAATGAAAACCCTTTACTGAACAAAGCTGAGTCAGTAACAGGTGCAGCAAAACATATTGAAGGTTTGTTAGACTCAAGTGGAGTTATCAAGAAACCTCAAAAAGATGCAGCACCAGTTGAACCAAAAGAACCTGAAGAAGCGAAAGCAACTGAGGACACTCAAGAGGTAAAACAAAAACCTGAAGAAAAACTTGAAGACAAAGTTCAAGAATCTTTAGACCAAGAAGAAGCATCAGGAGAGAAAGCTATTGAAGATCAAGAAACTGATTACCACCAAATTAAAGTTAATGGTGAAGTGATTGAAGTTGACCTTGAAGAATTAAAAGCAGGTTATCAAAAAGATGCGGATTATAGACGAAAGACCGAAGAACTAGCTATAGAAAAAAGACAAGTTCGTTCTGACCAAGATCGTCTAACGCAAGAGTATTCAGCTAAGATTGAAGAATTAAATAATCTTAATGTTACTCTTAACGCAGAAGTAAACAATGAGTTAAATTCCCAAGAGCTAGATAAGCTATGGGAAGAAGACCCAACTGAAGCTGCAAAAATTGATAGAAAATTGAGACGTAAGCAAGAAACTATTTCTCAAGGTCAAGCAAAGCTTAGACAACATCAAGAAGTACAGTTTCAGAAAATTTTAGCGGTAGAGCAAAACAAGGTTGCCTTAAAACATCCTGAGTTTGCAGATCCTATAAAAGGAGCTACTCTAAAAACAAACATGAGAAATTATTTAGTACAAAGAGGTTTCAACGACAAAGAAGTTTCTAGTATTTATGATAGCAGAATGTTTGATGTGGTTATGGATGGAATGAAACATTTAAGTTCAGCAAGTAGACCAAGACCTAATATTGCTAGAAAAATTGTTAAACCAACAGGTGTTGTTAAATCAGGCGTTAAGGTTTCTAAAGATGATAAAGTTTCTCAATCAAGGATGGATCAATTTAAGACGCTTAAGAATTCTTCAGGTAATCCAAAAATTGCTGCAGATTTACTCAAGCGTTATTTATAAACAATAACCTAACGGAGAAAATAACATGGCAACATACGCAACGTACACAACAGTTGGTATAAGAGAAGACTTAAGTGATATTATTTATAATATATCACCTACAGAAACTCCTTTTATGTCAGGTGTTGCAAAAACAAAAGCAACAAACACACTACATCAATGGCAAACAGATGCTCTTGAGCCTGTAGCTGCAAACGCACAAGCTGAGGGTGCAACAATAGCATACCCTACAATCAGCCCAACAACTAAACTTGGAAACTACACACAGATTAGCTCAAAAGCTATGCAAATTACAGGAACGAATGACGCTGTAACATCTGCTGGTAGAAATTCTGAATTAGCTTATCAAGTAGCAAAATCTGCGAAAGAATTAAAAAGAGATATGGAAACTGCTCTTTTATCTAACGTAGCTGCTGCGGCTGGTAATGCTGGTGCGCCAACAAGAAAATTAGGTGGGGTTCAAACTTGGATCGCAACTAACGTATCTGCTGGTGCAGGTGGATCAGGTGCTGGTGGTGGTGCTATCAGAACTGATGGAACACAAAGAGCTTTCACAGAAGGACTTTTAAAAGAAGTTCTAGTTGATTGTTTCAATTCAGGTGGAAACCCAAATATGATAATGGTTAATGCTTTTAATAAGCAAAGACTATCTAGCTTTACTGGTGGATCTACTAGATTTGATGCGGCTGAAGATAGAAGATTAATAACTTCTATTGATGTTTATGAATCAGATTTCGGAACTATGCAAGTAGCTCCAAATAGATTCATTAGACAAGCTAACGCAACTGCTCTAAAAAGAGGACAAGATGCTCTAGTATTAGAGATGGATATGTTCGCAGTATCTTTCTTAAGAGACTTCTCTCTACAGAATCCTGCTCAAACTGCTGATGCAGATCAGAGATTCATGGTAGCTGAGTACACTCTTGAGTCAAGAAACGAAGCTGCAAGTGGAATGGTTACAGACCTAACTACTCAATAAGCGGTATAATTATGTGGGGGTGTAACCTTAAAAAAAATTGCACCTCCCCATATTAATCAAGTTGAAGTCTTAACAAGGTTATAGATGGAACGACAAACGGAGAAATAAAATGAGAACATTAAACGATTACTTTATAACAGTAAGATTAGCTGACGTATCAGCTACAGGTGGAGTAGCATTTGTTGCTATACCTGATGGCGGTAGAGTTATTAAAATTCATACTGTTCAAGAAGGTGCAATTACAGGTGCAGATGCTGTAATAACTTTCTTCACTAAACAAGGCGGAGCTACAGTTATGACATCATCAGGAATAACTGTTCCTTATGCTGGAGATGCGGTTGGAGATGTAAGAACATCAACACCATCAGCAGTAAACTTGGTAGCAGAAGGCGACTTTATAAAAGTAGCAACAGACGGAGCTTCAACAGGAGTTTGTCCTTTAAATTGTACTTTTGTTATTAGAAGATAATAGTATATAAGAATAATTGGGGAAGCTAGTCTAGCGACAAATTTCCCCTTTAAAAACAAATAGGAGAAAAAAAATGAGTTTTAATTACGGATTGAAACCTACGATAATAAATAACATAACAATGCCTGACCCTGCTGCTTCAACAGCAACTGCTACTTTTAGTTCACAAACTGAATTTGTAAGAGTTTGTAGTCCAGTTGATTGTCATATTGTATTTGGAGGAACTGCAACTATTGCACCACCAACTGCTAGTGCAACAAGTATTTTTATACCTGCCGACCAACCTGAAATATTTAAAGTTGCTCCAGGTTCTAAATGTTCAGGTTTAAGTGGAACTGCTGGTGATGTTATTTCTATTGTTGAACTAAGTGCATAATGGCTAAAAAAAAAGGTTTATATGGTGTAAGTGTTTACGTCAAAAATAAACCAAGAAAAAGACCTAGTCGTCATGCAAAAAGTTTTAACAAAAGAACACCAAGTAGAAAAAAAAACAGAGGTCAAGGATGAAAGATATTGTTAAAGATGGTTTACAAACAACTACTTATAATTTAGACGAAAAAGAAGAAAAA